CATATCAATACAATCCGTTTTTCAACCTCTCCGGCAGTATAGTCTTGAGAAAATTTCCCTTCGGATTCTTTCGCAAGAACAGTCAATCGAGAGAGGGCTTTAACGGTAGCCCGGGCAACCAATTTTGCATCGTTGTATTCAGCTATTGCAACTAACCCTACATCGGTTAATGCTTTAGTGAGTGCCACTCTGCTTAGTGTAAAGGGCTCGATTTCGGCTTGTATAGCTTCTAAATTTGTCACGGTCAGCTTTATTACAGGTTACGAACCTTCAGGTTCACAACGGCATTGATGCTGTTGATGATAGGAACTACCCTCCAGCTGCCTTGTGTGTACTCACCCGCTGCCTGTCCAGAGCTTTCGCCTACGGTCCATTTTGCCATACGGATACCGCTGCCGGCATCGGTATAGTTTACATGTTCCTCAGGGATAATAGCACTATCTTCGAATGCAGGCTGCAATTCACCGATAGTACCGGCAGGTTTCAATACGATCATGTCGTGATTCCAAGGATCCACAGTCACACGCTCGCCATCTTTCTGAATGGCGTTTTGCTTCGTGATCAGAGTGATAGGAGGAAGACCGTTTTCAGCCCAGTAGGCATCAAATGCGGAATCAGATACAACACCTTTACTCTTGTCGTTACCAAGGATAGCGGTCTTTACTAACGCCGAACGCTTCATGAAATACTTGATTTCAGGGGCCATACAAGCCTCACCAAAAACTACCCCTTTAGCGGCAAAGTCATAAATGGCCTTGCCCAGTTCGAGCATAATATCAACAGTAGCGATGTTCGCATCTACCCACTCGGTTGCAACGTGCAACTTATTGTCCTCGGGCATTTCGTAATCTACTTTGTAGACACGACCATCAGGGTTGATGGTAGAGGTGAAGTCAGCAACGCCGCCATTAGAGAGCGCGCGCAAAATGATATGGTCAACAGCATCCTTGGTGCCCAAATAGGCCTCCTGGAAGTCAGAGATCATCGTTTTTTTGATCTCAGCAAATTTCTGAGCGTCATTCAAACGAGGAGATTCGTAGATTTCCTGAAGTTTACGAAGCTTTTGGGCCTCCATCAGGAATTTATGACCTACGCGAGGAATCTCACCAGACCAGGTGTCGAAACCATCAGAAGGGCGAAGCGGTGTGGACGAATCGTTTCCAATGATTGAAGCAAGGAAGCGGAGTTTGTACTTACCAACAATTCCTTCGCAAGTAAGGCCGTATTGTGGCAGGTTAGCAGTGAACCAACGATCAACGTAGGTTTTTTCCCACAGGATCTTATTCTGTAAAGATGCCTGATCGAACATGATTTGCATAGTTTTCAGCAAGTCAATAGGCTGTCCGGGGAAAGTTAATTTTGTGAAAATACTTTGCGGCATAACTTTTCCTCCTTAATAAGATTGTGTGAATTTGATGTTGTGGTTAGCAAGCAACACGTTGCCTGTCATCAGCGTACCAAGGATAGGCGGGATACGTCGAACGTACCAGGCACCAGCCCCGGAGTCAATTGTAACATCAATACCGGTTTCATTTGTGCCCTCGTTGACTTCAACAGGGGCAATAACAGCGGCATTGGCCGTACCGACTAAGGCGGCATTGGTTGGAGTAGTTGCATCAGCAACGACCTGAACAATAACATTGCCAACAGCCAAACCAGTGATAGCAGCTGAGAGAGTGATTACGTATTCACCATTATCTGCACCAATTGTAATCGCAGTGATCGAAGGCGCAGAGGCCAGCAGACCAGTTACAGTTTTGAGCACCTGATCACCTATTTTGAAAATAGGTCTGAGATGCATAGAGCTTTCGAGAGTAACGATTTTGGCGTCTCCCTCATCGATTGCTTTCACTTTGCCTGTTTTGAGAACCTTCACCTTGCGTGTCAGCTCATCATAAACGGCCAGAGTTCCGGCAGGGATAATATCCCCGGCATTGAAACCCTGCGCAGTGGTATCCAGGCTAAAACCACCCGTAACCCTCAAGGGGCTGGATGTGTAAACCGGACGGCCACCGCCATAAGTTTTCTTTCCGAACTTCATGGGTTGTGGATTTTTTAAGATTTAACTTCAACTTCTGCCAACAACGCTTTAGCAGCATCTTCTGAAGCCTGCTGTGCTGTTGCTGCGGTTCCGGCAACTGCCGGGACTAAGCCCTGCGTGATGAGATGCTGTTTGTATCCGGTCAGGTAAACGTCAGGATCGACGTCTGCCGGTACGGTCACAAATTTCATGTGCTCATCAGTAAGGCCATGCTTTTTTTGAAGGCCTGCGATTAAAACTGTCCTTTCTGTTCCCGCTTTTTCAGTCTTGAATGCCTGATTCTCTTGTTCAAGAGTTGACAATTTCTTGTCATAATCGGCTTTCAATCCGTTAATAGCGGCTTCCCAAGGTTTTTCCTCTGCCCCTTCTTGCTTTTTCGCCTTAGCTGCTTCCGCCTCTAATTCGGTTTTTGTTTTTGTGGAGGCCGCTTGTGCCCACCTTGTAGATTCTGCCTGTGCTGCTTTCGCAAATGGGAGAATAAGGTTTGCCTTTGCCTCGATTTCTGCGTCAGTAGACGCATCGGTCAAGCCCTCGCTGCCAGCTGTTACCATGGCCTCGATTGCTACGTCTGAAAGCCCCATGTCTTTGCATTTGGCTTTAAACAGTTCCAATAATTTCTTATTCATGATCTTTTTTAATCGGTTTTTTGTCGAATCGCACCAAATATAATTATAAAAATTTATATGTGCCCATTAAACACACTTATTTTTTTACACTTAACGTTCAACCTGTTAAGAATTTAGACCGGGTCAAAAAATATTTCTAAAAATTATTGGTTAATTGTTGTATATATTAAATATATGCACTATTTTTGAGGTATTATGTTCTTATTAGGCACACTTAAAAATTTTAGAAAAGTGGAAATCTTACAATCCTTAATCAAGGAACTTGAAAATGCCGGTTACCAATGCCGGATAAGGAAAAATGTAGTTATGTGGTGCACCCCCGCTCACTTTGCGAGTTCTTCCTTCAAAAACGATGAGGGACTTAACAATACGATTAGCAGAATGCAACGCGATATTGCTAATGCCACCGAAGGCATTGAAGTTTACTGAAACCGTATAAGATTATGAAAAAATTACTCATTCTCATTTTAAGCCTCCTATCACTTGGAGCTTGTAGACCCGATGATCCTAAACCGGAACCCGCTAAACAAAAACAGGTTCCTACTAAACCCAACGAGGGCCAATATCCTTTCGGAACTAAAATAGAAAAACCAGGTGAGTAGACAAGTTGATGCTTCGCCTCAGAAAATACTTGAAGTAAAGATGAGAGCCCTTGAAGCCCAATTCGTACTTCCGGTATTTAATGAGCAAGACTATCAATTTAAACGACAAACCGAGATAGCCCTTGGTGAGGTATATACAGAAATAATGGAATTAGCGTCAAGTCAATGATCAGAGAATTTTCATATTACGACAAAATAATCGTCTCTTACAGTGGAGGCAAGGATAGCACTGCTTTGGTGCTTAATCTGCTTGAGAATGGAGCGGATCCTGCCCAAATGGAGCTGTGGCACCAAAGTATTGATGGGCGTGGTGAAACCTGCCGTAGATTCTTTGACTGGCCAGCGACAGAAGGCTATGTAAACCAGATAGCAAGACACCTCAATTTGTCTTTATCATACCAATGGCGAGAATACGGCTTTTATGGGGAGTTGTACCGCACCGATTCGCGAACAAACGGCGTGAGGTTCGAACGGCATGGACTATTCGGCCATCTCCCATCTTCCCCATCGGGGCAGAAGTCAACGAGACTTAAGTGGCCGGCAAAGACCGCTTCATTGACAACCAGATGGTGTTCAGCATATCTGAAAATAGATGTTGCTGCACGGGCACTTGCTAATATGCCGGACTTGCGGGATAAAAGAATCCTCTATGTCACCGGTGAACGCAGAGAGGAAAGCACAGCGCGATCCAAATACAACGAGTCAGAGCTTCACAGGACTAACTCAAAGTCTCGTTTGGTCCATCACTGGCG